ATATAACTGATCATCAATCATGAGTGTTAGTGAATACAAGGATGCCGAGTCTGTGATTTCCCAAATGAGAGAAATCGATAATAATTTCATTGGATCTGTGTTGGGAGAGGTTCAGGACCACAAGTTTGTGGACACTTATGAGAAATATGATTTGATATTCAAGATAAGACATGATTTTGTTCACTGGAGAATATGCAAATCCCGTGGTCACCCTTTTGGAGAGAAACACCTTTGGGAAATTCCTGAGTTAAGGGTTCTACATGACCACGAACATTGGGATTTAATTTCTAACCAGTCTCCGGATATAATTGAAATAAAAGACAATGTGATTAAAATCACCGAGATCACAATATCATCATCCAGATTGGCAAAAAAGGAAAAAGTCACTAAGTATGCACTGATGATTGACATTATGAAGAAACAGGGGTTTTCTGTGGATCTGGAAATTATTGTAATCAGTTCTAGCATCAGTGACCCCGGTATCATGGATTTGGTCAATGATCACGGTTTGACTATTGAGTCTGCAACAGAAATTTGTACCGTGGTCTCAAGAGTTGGTAGATTAATTCATGCAATTGAGACAACACCACTAGGACAACAATGGAATATTTGGAGGTCGAAGGACACTAGAAGAGAATTTAAACTCAACATTAGTAATGAACAAATTTGGGACTATCATAATAGTTCAAAATACAAATGTTTCACTGATAATGATCTAACATCCATGTTATCCTTGTCAAAGGATGAGTCAACAATAACTGACTTTGATAAAGAGTTCATTGATAAGGTGGTTGATAAAGCAATAACAATGGACCCAACCCTAGCTAGTCAAGAGGACCACCAAGTTGCACTAACTAATCTGATAAGATTTCATGATAAGAACAGCAACACTAGTAGATTGAGGGCTTTCCTTCCACTACCATTTATGACTGGCTTCACCATCGACTCATCCAGGAGAATCACTGATGATGATGAAACAGAATTCATCATATTCAAATCCAAATTGCTAGAATCTCAAGACCCATTTTTAATGAAATTGAGCTCTATGCAGAATCACATAGGGAAAATTTATTTAAGTCAGTCCGAAAGACAAACAATAGCTTTGGAAGGACCAGGCCGAAAACATTATGTTTCCATGGGTAGTGAAGAACATATAAGAAGTCAAAGGAAAAATAAGAACTTCTGGTTCAACTTCAATCAGCCAAATTATTCAAGAGATCTGGAAACTTTGTCATATCAATTATCCAGGATTGATAATTGGGACCAAGAGAATCCAAACTATTGCAAATCACTGGGACTGTCATATGTCAAGTGTTGTCAAAGTGTTTTCAGAGAGATCGTCATCAACTCAATGAGATCAGATAGAAGACATCAATTTATATTTAAGCCAACTGGGGTTAAGGGGGTATATATACTAATATTCCCTGGGCCCAAGTTGCGAACAGGTGAAAATCTCTCTACAATTTGGTTTAAATTATTTTCAACCACAGAACACATACCTATAAATGAAGTATCTAATCATTGGGCATTCAAATCCTGGAACCATCGGTCTTCTTTCATTGAATCTGATTGGATCTCCACTGATGCTAACAGATTGGACCATTATTTGAGATGTTATGATAGGATATTGATGGGTTACTTATCATACATTCACTTTGAGCCAGATCACTTATCAAACTCCATTGAGAAAGACACTTCCAATGTGTTGGGTATCATAATAATGATCTATATGGAAAATAGAAGAACCACCAGTAAGATGCTGCAAGATGTCCGATATCTGGTGATGGGTTCGCTATCAAAATTCAGATGGTGGGGATCATTGGTTGAGAAGTATCAAGAACCAGTACGATCACCATTGCAGGCATATCTCCTCAAAAAAATAACAATGTATGTGTCTGAAATCAACACAAACATGTCAGCATACATTGATTCCTTCAAGTTTGGGAAGGCACATCAAGAATCGGATGTCATATCTGATAAATTAGCTGGTGTAACAACCATGCTTCCTAGAGTGTTAACCTGTGGACCGAAAATCTCATTCCAACAACTATTGTGTGAAATGTATTTCACCATGTTGTTCAATAAAAATCAAGATGACCCAACACATGCTACTTTCCAGATACTGAATAAGATGTTAGATGGTGAAGAATCACTCACTGAAGTTAAATTATCCACTAAATTACATATGGGTGGGAATGATCCTATGACTGATATTGATGAGTTGATTGATCATCCTCATAAAAATCAATTCTCGAAATATGCCATTATGATTGGGTCAAAATTGCAATCTTTGGATCAATCCAACAAGAACCCTGCTGGATTATCTCATATCAAGGCCTCACAAAACAATTTCATTAATAAACCAATCTCAGAATTTGCCACTTACAAATCCAGTGCAGTATTTGAGAGATCAAAATATGATGAGAACCTTAGAATAGGGAAGATTAAGAGAGATGAGAGAAAATCATATGCTGATGGATTAGAAGAAAAATATAGGGAGGTCTTTGATGATGAAGGTGATGAACCAAGTGAACAAAAATTCGTTCGGCAAAACAGGAGGAGGAGATGCATTGAAGGTGTGATTGAGTTGATGAATAAAGGGTATGCAAGATCCTTTGATTTAATCAAAGATGATATAACTAAAGAGATGTATTTCCAAGTTTTCAAAAAGAATCAGATTGGTGGTGCCAGGGAAATATTAATTCTTCCAATTGAGAAAAGAATCACTATAAATATCCTGGAATCATTTTCTAGACTAATCTGTAAGGATGATGAGAGAGAGATGTTGACTCATGGAGACATTAAACTATCTACCATGAGAGACATAGTAAGAGATGTGAGAAGAACTGAGTCTACCAAGAGGTTAGTTTTGAATTACAATCTTGATAAGACTAGGTGGGGTCCATCTTTCATGCCTATTCAGTTCATTTATATGTTCAGGCCATTTGCTCACCACTATGAGTCATTATATAAATTCTTATTACTCACATTGATGGTTCACACAAATAAGAAATGCCTGATCCCTGAGAAATTAGTACAGGTTTGGTTGAAAGATCCAGGGAATACAATTAAACATGCTGAACACAATCTCCAAGCCCTAAAAGAAAAATTCCTTAAGACTAAAGAATTGTCTTTTGACAATGAATCAAACATGGGCCAGGGGATCCTACATTACACCTCATCATACCTTCACTTATGTTCTCTTAGTTTTAGAGATGCTGTGTATAAAAAATTATGTTCTCGCCAAGGCCTCGATCCAGGGGTCTGGAAAGATATTGTCTCTTCTGATGATTCATACACAGCCCACGCACTCCCATTGGACACTATAAAGAAGATCAATCTGCGAATAAATTTGTTCATACGCTCACAAGAAGTTACTGAGAGGTTATTTAATATGTGGACGTCGAAGTCCAAGAGTTCAATATCATTCCTGATAAGCGAATTCAACTCAATGTTTGGATCCAATCTAACTTTTTATCCAACATTATTTAAGTTCTCCTTGGCATCAGTAATGCCAACTAACACTGATTCATTTTTTAGGATGGTCAAAGAATCATTTAACACAACAAGGCAGATTGTGGAAAATGGAGGTTCACTGGAACTTTATCAAATAGCTCATAGACTAAATAGAGACTATTGTGAGAGCATATACCATACCCATGAAGGGGGACATAATGACTTCAAGACTATGGGATTAAGGAGAGATAATGTGCCATATCAGTTGGGAGTTTATCCAATGAAGGATCCTGGAATCATGATCATATTAGGTCCAGAATCACATAACTATGATATAATGAACAGATACAAGGAATTGAATGAAAATGAAACCAGATTGTTCAGAGCATGTCACAACATTATACCTATAGACAATCCAGAACTCTATGCAGAAATGAACTCATTTGATAATATATTCACTGGTATGTTGAGGATAGAAGCTGCCACCGGACCAATAAAAAAACTACAAAAAATCAAAAGGCAAATAGACATGTCATGGAAGGAAATGCAAGAGAAGATTGAGAAAGATATAACTCTGCTTCTTAGAGAGCCAGAGACCATTGAAGAGATGAAACTCATAACTTATCAAAAGCTGTTTAGTTATGGTGCATCTGAAGCTCTAAGAGACACAGCAGCTTCAATTTACTATGCCAGAGTTGCTGCCACCGTAACGGCCACAGCATTTCAAATACCTTATCATGATGAAATGTCAGCTGTGTTTGACAAAAAATTAGGTCGAATCGTGGGACATACTTATCAAGAATGCTTAGCTCATCTGGTCAGATACACTGGAGATTCAGATGACCTGTCTCAGTACTACCCACACAACAAGGAGTATCTGGATCTCTTAGAATTATCTAAAACTAGATCCACCTACAGAGATAGAAATCCATTTGAATCTCAAAATGTTAGAACATTACAATTGACTGAAATCAACATGAGAATTAAGAACCCTATAAGAGACTTAATAGAGTCATTCTGGTTGAATCCCAATTCTGATAAGGGAACTTCATATTATAGAGACTGGATAACACTAAAAGAATTAATACCGATCATTGATGACTCTCTTGAGCTAACACTAGAAAACTTCACAGGGACTAAAACACAAAAAATAAAAATGTTACTATTGATCTTGATGAGAATTATGAGCAACTCCAACAAACCAATGAAGGCAGTGATATATGGCTCATCATCAAGAGCATATGATCAATCTTATTTAACTTTAATACAACAAAATTTATACCATAATCACACCAGCTCCACTTTGATATTTAGTCAAAATTCGAATTCCAACCCTAGGATTTATGATAGATTATATTATTATTACAATGTTTTTTCCTTATCTCAGTATAAGAAGAAACCCACGAAATTAGATCTCAGCG